TCATGAGAAGGCCCCTTGATGTTTCCACCAATATTGTATTTTTTACGTTTCTTCATTTTAGGCTTGCAAGGCATTATTCTGCCTCTGTCCAATCTGAACCAGCTAATTCTGTTAATATTTGACTATGATTATAAGTAGTTATCCCATCAAAGCAACTAGGTGTATCTCCATCCCATTTTAGTATGGCTTTACTATTGTCTAATGTTTTTCTTAAGCTTCCCATTCCTGACTGTATAGCATTAGATATCATTTCATCTGTTATATCAGAAACATTAACTATTACCCATTTTCTATTTTCATACATTACGGAGTGTCTCCTATAAAATCATCAGCTGTCATATTAGACGTATGTGCAGGATTTCCTCCAGTTACAGGTCTCATAGTAATATTGTCTACTATAACATATTTTGTATTACTAGGGTCAGTTCCTGAAGTTCTAATATAAAGTTTTCCATCATCATCGGTTGATGTTCTAAACATTAAATTTGTATATTGCCATGTATTTGTTATATTTTCATCCGCTTTTAATTGTTCTTCAGTTGATGCACTGCTAAAACTTCCTCCATCTGTTAAATAACAAGGCCCCCCATCATACCCAGAAGGAATATAAATATACGCTTCTATTAAGTATAATGTATTTGCTTGTACTGAAGATATGTCACTTGTAGTCATACCTCCCCAATGGTTATTACCGTCAAATGTACATCTTAGAGCACCAGCACCGCTATGCGTAATTGATGTTTCGTGTGAGACGGTTCCAGAATCATAATCAGACCATCCTGTTATATTAGAATCACATGTTGCATTAGGAGATAAGTCTGTGCCTAATGAAGTTGTTGTAGAGCTATCTGTTATTAGAGGATATCCGTCTAAATCTCCATCACCCATCCTCCACCAAGATACAAGATTTTTTGAGAAAGAACCTTCCTTATGATTATAAGGTTCTCTTCCATTGTAAATAGTTTTTACTTGTGATTGTGATAATTCTGTATCATAAATAGATAACTCTGATAAGTCTATATGCGCATATTTAGTTTGAGCTCTTCCTATATATCTAAACGTTACATCACTACCTATATCATCGCTAATTTTTGATAACTCAGCTCCATTTTGATAAGCTTTACCACTTCCAGACCCGTCTAAACATATTGCAAAATGATTCCAGGCTCCTAAAACAAGAGGGTCTTCAGCTGTAGCCCATTCTATATAGTCATTATCAACATTTCCTTCTATTAATATTCTATCGTTTTCCATGTCAATTGTTATAAGATTGTGAAAATTATCATCATCTCCTATAATTGGATGCCAGTCACCTATTGAGTTTACTTTTACCCAAAACGCAAATGAATATGCTGTATCATGAACACTTAGTGTTGTTTCAGCGATTGATAGATAATCATCAGTTCCATCAAATGCTAAAGAATATTCATCTCTAAACACATCACCACCACTTGTTATTATTCTTCTATTTGGAAACATTAATCTTTTACAAATCCAAGCCTAATAACACCTGTATCTACATCCCAATCAGTAGAGCCTTGAGCTATTGCCCATAAATACAAACTTTTACTATCAGAAGCGGCTTTACAAACCATTCCTATATTGCTCTTTTCTCCTAGTGCAACTCCTCCAGCATCAAATAAATTAGTTATACTAAACCAACCGCAAGTTCCATCCATAACAGTTGAGGCTAAAGAAAGTCCTGATACTGTATCTCCAATACTTCCCATTGATGTACTGTCGCTTGTAATAAATATATCTACAGAGTCTGTCAATACTTTATTGCTCATAAACATTGCAGATTGAAGTATTGCTGTCCCACCATTAACTGCAACTGCATTTGGAATTTCTGTAGTAGTTATTAATAGTTCACCTGCTGCATCTGCATCGGTAGCAACATCGACATCAATTAAATCAACATCCATTTTGTTAAGTTTTTCTGCTACGGTATACTTATGTAATTCTGTTTGTGCCATATTCCCTCCCTGCCCTAAGCACTGGCTGTGCGTGAATGGGCTCGTTATTGTTATATAAAATTTTTAGTAGATTTGGAGCAAGTCCTTTATACGACCTGCTCCATAGTTCTACAAAACTATTAAACCTTATTTATTTGGTTTATCCTATAGTGTCAGCATTAGCAGAAAAGTCAGAGTCACTTAAATCTTTAACATAAGCCTGACAAATCCATTGCGTGCCTGTAGAGACAAATTCTGCTCTATCTCCTGGTGTAGCAGCAGCAGTAAAGACGAAAAAATCATCTCCTGCAACTGCAAAATTACCAGCATCACCAGCACCATCAACTGTATGTACTTGTCCTATGTTTATTAGATTAGCTCCACTTCCCATATCCACATTAACTATCTGGTCCATTGAACCATCAGTTGCTGCGATACCTTCTGTGACGATAACAGTACAAGTCCATCCTTTTAAAGATATTGATGGCAATGTTATTGTTGTAGTTGCAGCAGGATTAACAAGAATTAATTTCCCTGAATCCGCAGCAGTCAACGTAACATCAGCAGTAACATCTTTAATGTTCCACTCTTTGTACTGTTCTCCATAACTTCCACTATTTTTATTTAATACATCGCTTCTCATTATGCTAATGCCTCCTCAAAGTTGAACAACGCATGTGTTTCAGGAAGAGTTACTTCAAGACCTGCTTCTGTAAGAATCATATCTTTTCTTAAATCTTCATCTGCTTGTTGCACATTTGTTGTGATTGAGGTGTCTCGATTAACACCATTACCAACAAGAGGTCTGTAAGATACATGGTCTAAATCAACTAAAGCCATGAATTCTCCAGACATTCCTCTAAATAAAGGCTCTCTAACAAGAGATAGGTCACCATGAACAGTTTCGACTTTCATAATCTTATGTCCAAAGCTTCCTTGACTTGCAGAGAAGTTATATCTAGATGATTGAGTACTTGAACCTGGTATAGAGTCTCCAATAAATCCAGCACCATCGCCTAATTTATTAAATAATGAAATTACAGGTAACGAGCATAAAGCTAATTTACTTGTATTTCCACCTCTTGCAGGGTCAAATATTACCTCAAGGTCTCTTAAAAGAACATCGTAAGTCAAAGAACCAGCTGCAACACCTTTAAGATAAGCTTGACCTTCTGTGTAAGAAAGTTGCTCGCCATCTTCTGATGTTTGAGCTTGTCCATTTGCCATTATGTGTCCACAAATACCATCACTGTAATTAATCGAACCAACACTAGAGCGTTGACCAAAAAGCATTGCTCTTTCAATGTCAATCTTATGTTCTCTTAATTTAAGATTCCATAATCGTGCCCATTCATCAGCATATCCACGATAAACTGTAGCTCTTGCTGTATTGCTCATCTCACAAGCTGTTTTGAATATTTGAGTATATCCATAATCACTATCAAGTTCTTGAGACCATACATCTGGAGCCCCTGTTCCTTCTTGAAAAGAAGTACCAATAACTTGAGCTGAAGCATTTGACCCTGGATTTGGAGCATCAGCTGTAACATATGCAGCTGGCGTAACCCATTTTATTGTTATTGATGTGCTTGATTGAATTGATTCTATTCTTGCATTACCATGATTCGGAGCATTATTACTTGCTCCTGATTGTCCAACATCTGATTTTATAGCTATCACCATTCCTGGAATTAACCAAGACTGTGCTGCTGATAAAGTAGCTGAAACAACTGCTCCTTCACTTGCTGCTGCAAGGTCAGTAGTAATTGTAAAGCTTCTATCAGTAAAAGCCATTTTAGTTCTATCTTCCAAGAACCTAAATTCAGAATCTGATGTTGGCACTTTTGCTACTTTAGAAAGGTATGTAAAAAACGGAGACTCTTCTGGTGACAGCTCTGCAATCCTATCGCTAAAATCATATAAACGTCTTGAAGCGTTCGATAACGATAAGGCTGTTCCTGTACCAGGAGTCCCAGCGTTTACTATACCACTATTATAGTTTGCCATTATTTCTCCTAGTTATTTATTTATAATACCTTATTGCGGCTACCAGCACTCATTATTGTGTCCCACATGCCATCCTTTTCGCTTTTAGCTTGAGGTTGTTGACCTTGCAATACTCCACCAGGTGTTGGTGTTGCTTGCGTTTGTCTAACATTGTCAAGTGGGTTTTCTGTAACTGTGCTTTGGCCTTCGTTCATAACAGCTTGCCACATTTTAACAGCACCTTCCACGCCATACTCTGCAGGATTCTTGCTAGCGAAATTCATAAAAGAATCAACTTCAGCAGGAGTTAATCCTTGCTGCAAAAGGTTGCCCTTTAATTGTTGAATTCCTTGATTCTTCATTACTCCAGCCATCCTTTGGTTTACGGCTTGTCCAATACTATCTTGTAGTTCTTGCTGTCTGAACTTATACGATTTAGATTTAGGGTCATTATAGGCTTCCCATGGGTCAAAGTCATCTTTCTCTAATTCAATACGTTGCGGGCCAACGGGTTGTCCATTACCACCTTGAACCATAGCTGCAACTGTATTTGCAATATCTGGTCTAGCTTGTAATAAACTCCCAATCGCTTCATATTTCTTTAAATTCTGATTTTCATTGGAGAGTTTATCCTTTTCAGATTGGAAGTACTTGGCCTGTTCTTCCCAACTCTGTCCTGAACTCTCTTCAACGTTTTGTCCCTCATCTTGCCCTACATCAGTGTTGGATTGACCTTCCTGTGGAAGATTTCCTTCATTTAATGCGTCTGTCATTTCACTTCTCCTTTTGCGATTTCTGTTGTCGTAACTGAGACTGACTGCCTACTCGCAATTTCTCTGACTCCAGTTTCACCGCATCTTTTAGTCTACCAATAGCAAGCTTATCTTCAGCCTTCTTATTAGAAGTCTCTTTATTAAGCTCTGCTTTGAATTTTTCTACCTCAGTACGCTTACGTGCTTGTATAGATTCTCTATGTGCTGTCTGTAAGTCGCCTGAAACCTTCTTAATTTGTTCTTGGGCTTGTCCTAATGCTTGTTGTAATTGCATAATTTGGTCTGTTCTTGACAATACACCCTCCTTGTCAAATATATCAGTTTTCTTAAGCGCTTCAACTTTATCAATAAGCCCTGACTGATATGCTTGCATATAAATTTCCCATTCGCCCCATTTATTTGAAGGCATTGTTGAGTTACCAATAACTCTTATATCGAATTGTCCAACAGATACATCATTTTCAATTGATTGCAATTCTTTCGTTTTATCATCATATAATCTTTTATTTACTGTAAATTCATTTATATCATTATTAGGTTGTACAATTCTAAATGTTTTTTGAAAATTATAATGAGACTTTGCTAGATTATATACAACCATTCCAATTCTTTTTAAAGACCCCTCAATATCTCTTAATTTAGACTTAGAACGTCTTTGTCCAAAATCTTCCATCATCATTGTTGCCGAAGATGTTCTTGGAGCAGCTTCAGCATTTCCTTGCATCATTTCAAATATACCCATATTTAAATCAATATATCTTTCAATCATACTGGGTAATTGCATAATTGAGCTTGACAATGGCTGAGGAGATGGGAAATGTGGTTCCCCAAAAGAAGCATCATATTCGAGGGTGGCATTTGGGTTAGCCCAATCTCTTTCGAGTTCTTCAATATCTTGAACACTTCCTTGAGGTATAAGAAGCTTTAGTCCTGAGCTAGCCTGTGCGTGCGATGTAATTAACGATACTGTCTTATTGAGGAACCTTTGAAAATCTTTGTTTTTACGTACATCACTCATTGGATATGGGGTATTTGTCCATATATTAGGAACTGGTACAATTGGATAT